AACCTTCAGATAATCCGTTTCGGATTCGCATTGATAAGGACAACGCAATAGAAGGTTTTAGTCATTGTTATTCACCCACTTCGGCCAACGTTTTTGGCATTTATGGGGCGGTGCCTCTTAATGTCGAGATTCTCATTAGAGACCCGGATGGCAATTTTGCAAAAGCACTCAATGAAATAACATTAAAAATCAATGGACAGCAGGGTTATCCTCACAATGCACAAATTAAAAAAGATCAAACATTTGAAATCATACTAAAACATGCACCAAATACTTTAGCAGCATTTCAAATTGAGGAAGCGCGTGATTCTAGGCGTTCATTGTCAACTGTTTTTGACAATTCGGGGGTCTTGAAATTTGGCTCTATTAAATTGAAGGTGATAAAGACAACTGCAGGAGATGTTGTAGAGGGCGATATGATAGTCACTTTAAAAAGTATCGATGACGGTTACACAGTGTCGCCACAATATAACGATCTTAGGAGCACAGATATATCAATACAAGAATTTAACGCTTTAGATTATATGAAAGACTATAAAACAAAATATGACGCATCTGCTAAAATTGCTAACGCATTGCTTCAAAAGGATCTGAGACCTGAAATTAAAACCGAAGAACAATTGCTTGCCGCTGGTAACATTGCAGCAGAAAAACCAAAGACGGTAAAAACATTTTCGACAACACCAATACCTGCGACACAGACAAACAGCGGCTTTAGTTGCCCCAAGGGGTGGACTTTGCAAATATTAGCTCAAGGTGGCAAGGTAGTCCATCAATGTGTGCCCAAAAAACCAATAGTAACAAGTTCTCTTGTCTATAAGTTCACCCCTCTGACAGAGCTAGAAAAAATTGCCTTGCAGTTTATTGTTGACTTTAAGGATGTGTTTGGGGCAAAAGTAAATCCTTTCAGTGATGATTTGTTTTTTACAAAAGCGTTTGTTCGTATTGAAGAGGCATCGTATGAAACCACCAGCCCATGTCACATTGTTGATTTTTCAATTAGGGCCAGGGTCTTCAAAAGAATAAACGGCAGAGCACCTAGGTATGGAGCCAAGGGTGTAACGAGTGGATATAGGGACTCCGACAATGGCTATAAATATCGTTCTGCAATGTTTTTAGTGAAAGTTAAAGCAGAGGATGACACACAATTTATTACTGTTCCGTGTATTTTTGTTGTTAGAAGAGCAAATGATATTGATAACTATGTATATTTAAGGTTTACAAGTGGTTTGGCCAATGGAGTGACAAATGCGAAGCAAATGCAATTTAAATTTGAACCCATATATGATGTGCCATCAGAATTGAAAAAGCACCCGATACTAAGGGGTTCTAACGGCAAAGTAACTTATGTTTATTTAGAAAATAGCGGAAACGTTGATACAATTGATTTAAAAGGTACAAGTCCCATTACAACCACGCTTTTGAATGGCAAGTTTGAATTTACGGGAAAGAAGCGGCTTTCGTTGCTTTCCCCTCCTGTAAATGAACAACCACGGAATATCAATGAGTGGGACGTATTTAACAATATATCTGACAATCAAATCAATTTTTCGTTTGATAATGGTCCTGAGTTTAAAATTGCTGCTGTTAGTGAGCAAATTATTGATAGCTTTGAGAACTATAAGGGTTCGGAAAAAGAAAATATTTACGACAATCTCTCTCTTGCGGGCTTGAATTTATTTTCTGGCAAAAGCGTTGCAGATGTTAAGTCGCTCTCTCTTTTTGTTACAAAAGGCAGGAAATGTAAACTACTTAAAACTTCTGGAAATGGTTTTGGAGGGTCGGATTTTCAATATTTAGGCAATGATACGGGGTATGCCAATCGGGCTCCAGACGTGTTTCTTGACACTATTCTTGATGCAAAAGACGGAATTGGACAATACGCTACCATTGATTCAATTGATTTACAACAACTGGGCCTAAGCAAAAAGTTTTGCGAAACCAATGGTCTATTCATGGATGGTGTGATTGCTGACTTCACTGCATGGCGACAGTTCTGGGCGGAAAATGCATCTTTTAGTTTATTAGAGCTTGCCAAAATTGGAGGGAGAGATACGCTCGTACCAGGCTTGCCATATGACAAGATCACTGGTGAAATAAGCGAAAAGATTAAAGTGAACGCATTGTTTAACCAGGGCAATATCATTGAGGATTCTTATAAGGAGGATTTTATTGATTACGGAGAAAACACCCAAGATGCCATCGTTACTGTAATTTACAGGGATACTCGGGGCGAAGATAGTTTCTCTCGCAATAATACTGTTCAAGTAAATTTGAAAGATGTAAATGGCACTAATGCATCGAGATTGACGATTGACGCCTCTCAATTTGTAACAAACAGAGACCAAGCGATAAAGATTGGCAAATTGGTTTGCAATACAAAACGGTATTCACAGAGGTCGATTGAATTTAAAACTTTGCCAACAGACACGCCAATTTTGCCTGGGGCATTTGTCTATGTGGAATTAAATCACAACACATGGGATAATATTTATACGGGAAGAATTGCGCTTAATAACATTTTAGATACAGCCGTGGGAGTTAATATTCCTCCGGGCTCATACCAATTGCTTAAATATCAACAGAATTCTGCAGCCAATACGGACATGCTGCCAGAAGCTGTGAACGTTGAGGCAGGCAATAAAGTAACCCCCGATCAAAGCAATTTTGTTGGGTATCTTTTTGTTATTGGCAAAGCCGTGAAAAACAGGCGCATATTTCGTGTTACTGAAGTGCAGGTGGATGAAGAAGGAGAGGTTACGGTAAGGGCCATGCATCATGGCACGGATTTAGACGGAAACTCCTTGATTGCCAAAGGCATTAAAGGCACTGTAGCAGGCTTGTTTATGATTGACGGCAAAGACGAACAATAAGCTCTTTAAGCTATAGAATAAAAGTATTGATTTTAAAGTGACATGCCATTTTTTACTGGACGCACTGGTAGTCTGAGAGTTGGTATTGACAACGCCAGCTTAGGCGCTCTAACTGCCGCGCCAAATACTACAAGAGAAGTTGCCAAAATTCGCGACTGGTCGCTGGATACCACTGTTGAATTATTGTCCACCAATAGCATTGATAGCGGTGTTAATACATTTACCCCAGGAGTAAAAGGCGCCACTGGTAGTGCCACATTAATTTACTACCGCCTTGAAATAAGTGAACAGCCCACTTTCTTTTCTTTCCAGCAACTTATCGGCAAAGGGCTTTTAAAAACAGGATCTATTACAGCCGCTGATCGCGTGTTTTTTGATTTGAATGTTGGCACAGACACCGCACAAGGTGTTAATATTGATGATATTAAACTTTGGGGATATATTACATCAGTTGGAATTTCAGTATCAACTGGCGAGCTATCTACAGTGCCCATTCAATTTACCATGGATGGGGATTTTGTTGAGATATTTGGAGAACAACCAAATCCGTAATATGACATATTTTGCTGGTCACACAGGTTCAATTCGATTGCGTCGCACTACTCAGGCAGGAGCATTTCGTAGTGTTATAAATGCAAATGAAGTGAATATCAATTTAAACCGTGTCGGCTTTAATGGTAGCTTTGAAAATTTGATCACTGGAGATCGGGTTCAAATTGCTTCCACGAATGGTGCCATATTAAGTTTTTTCGCGACCCAAGGACCAAACAATGCCTGGGCGCAAATTAACGCCCAAGCTCAAATTGGCACCGCACAACAGTTTGCCGCGCAAACAGCTATTACGGCATTCATTAATGTCAATTTGGCTGGCGGCGTTCGTTTTTATACAACTTTTGAGCGTGCAGTAAATAACCTTCCTGAGCAAGCAATTGTTCTTCAGGCCATGGAGGCAAACACTAATATCCCCATAGAATTGACCATAGAAGATACCACTTTTAACCTTGTAGGGGACGTGACAAGTTATGATTTTCAAACAGAACGTGAAGCAATTGATGTGACGACACTTAGCGATAGATTTAGAAATCAATATGGCGCTGGTTTAATAACTGGAGCAGGGAGCATAGATGCTTTATTTAACAATGCCCCCAATGGATCAAAAGAAAATTCTCTGCTTTTAATGCAACTCATCCAGCGAGTGGAGATTGGCAGTGCGTTTTCTGCTCAATTATTTTTAGCAAGACAAAACCAAGCCGATAGCATTTCATCTGTTTTTTATTCATTTGATGCCGTAGTGCAAAGGGCTGGTGTTGATTTAAGTAGTGATGGAATCATCAATGTATCAATAGACTTCTTGGCCACTGGAGAAGTTCGCCTCCGCGTGGGCCAGCTTCTTAATGCCCTTGTCACTGAAGCGGGGCAACCTCTCTTGCAAACACCATTTGCTCAAGACCTTCTTGCATTGGAGCCCACCGATTAAAAGCTTGTTTGCGGTTAGAATCTTTTTATTGGCTTTATAAGGTAAGATGGCTGACCAGACAATTTCCAATTTAAATGAACTCTTGATTAGTTCAGTGGCGGCCAACGACGATTTGCCTATCGTCGATTTATCCGCTGGTGAAACAAAGAAAATCAAAGTTTCAAGCTTAATTGAAGGTGGAATTGGTGTAATTAATGATAGCAGCATTGATTTAATTAAGCTTAACCAGGCGAGTGCAACCAAAATTGACACTACTGCCTTGGCAGATGACTGCATAACAGCAGCAAAATTAGAAGACAATAGTTCAATTATTTCTCAAAGC